CCATGCTTAGACCCCGAGGTTGCCGGCTGCGACGAACGTGTTCGCAACGGGGCAGATGAGAGAGATGACCGCGTACTGGCCCATTGTGCTGAACAGGCTGGAGTAGGACACCAGCGTCTGGCCGCCGGCAGCCACCGTGACCTTGCCTGCGCCGCCCTGGATGATCGTGCAGGAGAAGCCAGCGCCCAGCCCTGCGGCGCAGGTGATGGTCGTCGCGGAGCCGCTGGTGCAGTAGATGATCTTGCCGTTGTCAGCAGCCGACAGCGTGCGCGTGGTGCCGCTCTCGGTGAGGATCGCGTCGGCCGTGATGATGTAGCCAGCCGCAGAGGCTGCGCCAGCAATGTTGAGCGGAACCCCCGTGACGTTCATCATGCGTAGTAGCTCACATTGACTTTGCCGCCAGCGACGGTGTTGATGAAGCGGATCTTGGTCAGGTCGCCGTCATACAGCAGCGACGTGCCCACATAGATCGGCATGCCGACGGAGGCCGTCGGGTCCGTGCCATCATCGCGCCACCGGACATTCTGGATCTCCGGTGTGATGATGGCAAAAGTTGCCTGCTGCTTGGAGCCATCCGGCGAGATGGCCGGAACGGTCAAGCTGGTTGCAGTGTTCGGCGTAATCTGCTGATAGCCGAGGCAAACGGTAGTGGTTTTCAGGCCCATGGGTCAGTCCTTACGCGAGGAATTTCAACTTATAGATCGTTGTATAGTACAATCCGACGATTTCGTCGATGACGTTCTGAAGCGGCGTACATTCCCGGTCAACCACGTCGTACCGGGTCTTCTTGATCTGTTCTGCCTGCGCCTCAAGGAACGTCAGCACATTGTTGGACTTGTCCGCCGACATCAGCGCAATCGGCCCGATCAGGCCGTACTTGCCTTGATACATCTCGGCAAATTTGTCCGCAAGATCAACGATCTCCGGGTAAAACTTACCCAGCGCCTTGTGCTTGGCAAAAGACCGCGTGTTGAGGTGCGCCGAGTGCGTCACGTCACGGGCCAGAAACAGCATGCCTATGAACTTGTCGCAGTTACTCATTCCATTGGTCCCATCTGTTCTTCCTGCGCGCCCATCGCGCCCCGGTCATCCGGCATCTGCGGCATCATCGGGCGGCTGCCAGAGATGTCACCCGTCTCGACCGCCGCAGCAATGGTGCCCATGACGATGTCCTGGATCTGTTCGGTGGACATGCCGGCCGACGTGGCCGCAATGCGCTTGGTTTCAGCCTCGTACGCCTTGATCCGCAGTTCCTGCGCATCCATCGACGACTGCACGTTGTTGAGTAGGCCCATCGCCTGCTCAAGCTGCTGCGACACGGCCTCGACCTGCTGTTCGGCCGCCTGCAATTCGGGCGACTTGTCGTCCTCGGCCAGAACCTTCGGGTCGATGATCTTCTTGAAGCGGGCCGCCATCTCCTGCGCGCCCGGCCAGTCCATGTTCTTGATGAACAGGTCGCCTGCGACCTGCCACAACTGCGGGCTGGTCTGGAGGATGTTGGCCATCGCCTCGACGGCTTCCTGGCGCTTGGTCAGGTAGCTGGGTCCGGTGGTGATGACCACGTCGTAGACGCCGACCGACGGGTTGTAAATTTTCTCGATGACGGTGCCCGCCTGATCGACGATCTTCTTGACCGGCTCGGCCTGCATCGGGTTGATCTTTGCCATGCCCACCTCGCCGTCCACGCCGATGATGCGGGCGACGCGCTGGGTGTCGTAGATCTTGGGGATCATGTCGACCAACTGGCGGGCCACGTAGCGGATGGCCCGGCCCAGATTGTCCACGAAGTGGTAGGTGCCGGTGTCGCCCTCTTGCTGGCGCGCGAGGATGGCGCGGCCAGAGCGCTCGTTGCCCTGCTGGCCCAGCGAGGCGTTGTACTGGCCCGTGGTGGCCTTGATGTCCTCAGCGGCGCCCATCTTGGCCTGAATGAGGCCCGTCTGGGCCATCGGCGGCTGGGCGCGCATGGGCAGCGGCAGCACGTTGCCAGCGCCGTCCTGAACGTCCGGGTTAACCTCCAGATACGGCCAGTTGGTCGTATTGGCAGTTTTCCACTGCATCTCGTAGCCTTCAAACTGGCCGCCATAGCCAATGAACGGGGCCTTGGGCGCCAGAGCCAGCATCTCGGCTTCCTGGCTGACCCAGTAGTTGTACATGCGCTGGGCGTCCTTGGCGTTGCGCACAAGGCCCGACACGAACATGCGGCCATCGACCTCGAACTCATTGCCGACGACGCGCACGACCGGGATCCACTTGCCCGCCCACTCGCGCTCTTCCAGCACCTCGTAGCCGTTGGTCTTGAGCCACATCACCCGCTTGCGGTCGGCCTTGCGCGAGCGCAGCGGTTGTCCGAACATGGCGCGCAGCTTGGCGTCCTGCGGCGTGCCGTCGAACATCGTGATGTTGCCGGGGTACAAGTTCAGGGTGGACGGCACGTAGTCTACGTAGAAATACTCCGCAATGCGGATAGTGTTCTCGCTCAGCCACATGCTGAGGGCCTGATCACCGATGCCGCGCGCCAAGATCGAACTGATCGGCTGTGCGTCGGGGAACTGGCGCTCGTACTCGGCCTTCAGCAGGTCTTCGGTGATGAAGCACCACTTGGCGTCGGACCCGCACGGATCTTGGATCGTTGGGTCCATGTAGACGCTGAACGAGTTGCGGATGCGTCCGATCTTCAGGTCCTGATCGAAGCTGTCGTCGCGGGTGTACTCGGTGAGGATGCGGATGTAGCCCTCGCCGTAGACCACCTGGTTGTCGCAGGCGGTGTCGTAGGCCACGTCGGCGTCGGACATGTACTCGATGTGCCGGATGATGCCGTCGAACACCTCGGCCACGGCCACGTCGGCGTTGTCGTCGGCCGGGATGACCTTGGGCGACGGCCTGTTCTGGCGCTGCTCGTTGGTCACCTGCCGGACGTGCTGCGGCAGCTTGTTGATGGTCAGGCAGGGCCGCGCGTTGATCGTCTGCCCCTGCACGGACCCGCGCGTCGCCAGCACGTCGGCCGGCCACTGCCACTGGTTGTCAGGCGAACCCGCCATGAACCGGAGGTCATCCAGTTCATCCTCGCGGCTTTCGCTGTAGGCAGCGAGCGCCATCGTGAAACGCGAGCGCATGGTGGCGAGCAGGTCGGACTTGTCCGACCCGCCGTTGGCGACCTGCGCCGCGCCGATGATGCCGTCGTCAGCCAATATACTTACCTCTTTGAACCGCCTGGTTCGCTGATACGACCACGGGCACCACCCAAGTTACCGCCGCCGCCTGAACGGCTGGGGCCAATGCCGCCGCCGCCCATACGACCGCCGCCGCCGCCCGTGGGGCCTGCGGGCTGGTTGCGAGCAGCGTTGGCCATCTGGCGGCCGTAGGCCGACTGCTTGGTCTTGGTCGCCATGCCCGGCGTGCGGGACACGGTGCCCGTCGTCTTGCCGGTGGCGACGCCGGTCGTGTCGCCCGTGCGCATGCTTACGGCCTTGGTGGCGGGCGCCTTGGCTTTAGCCGGGGTCGGCGACAGCTTCTCGCTGGTCACATTGCTGACGACCGTCGCGGGCTTCTTGGCGGCCAGCCCCTTGCGGTAGGTGGCATAAGATCCGGGGGTGTACTTGGTCGAAAACTTCTGGCCAAGCATTTTCATAGCCGTGCCAGGAAGCGAGATCATGCTAGAGTTAACCACAGGCTGACGAGATTTTGCATAGTCGCCCGGCGCGTAGCTTGTCCGGTAGCGGTCGGCCCGAACTTTCGTAGCCGTGCCCGGCATCGACATCATGCCGCGTCCTGAAGTAGATTTATCCTTAGCCATTGTCGTGATCCTTTACTTGGCCGGCTTGCGCGGCGCGGTGAGTTTGGCGCGGATGGTGCCCAGAACACGCCCCATGCCAACGCCAGCGGCACTCGGCTTGCGCTGGTGGGCGCCGCCAGGCGTGCGCTGCACGAACGTACTTGTGCCCGGCGTGCCGGTGCTGACGCGCGGTGACCGCTGCACGTAGTTTGTCGCGCCGGGTGTGCCTGTGGACCTAAAGTTCGGAGAAGACATAGTCTTGCGCGGTTTTGCGGCCGTCGTCGTCTTGAAGGCGGGCAGTTCGCCGCCAAGTTTCGGTGTTGTTCGGTTAGCATTTCCTTTGACGATTATGGCTAACTCAGCAGGTGAAAGCGTCGCAGATTTGGGTGAACGAGACTTCCCCTTAGCCGGCGGGTTTACAACGGTGGGTAGCTTGGTTGGCGTCGGCATCTTCATGGGTTGTGAAGACCGAAATTTTTTGGACGGTGTGGGCAGTGCTTTCCTAACCATTTTTCTTTCCCTGTGCCTTGCGCTTGACGGAATACGCGATTGCAACCGCCTGTTTTAGCGGGCGTTTAGCTGCAATTTCGGCCTTCAAATTGGCCCTAAATGCCCCTTTTGAGGCTGATTTTACCAGCGGCATGTCACTTTTTCCGTGTTTTGGCTGACTTGCGGAAGGCCGCAGCGGTCGGAGCGCCCTTGGTGCCCGGTTTGCGCATCTTTTCGCCCGATCCGGCGGCAATGCGGGCCTTCTTGGCGTGAATGTTGGCGTACAGGCCCGATTTCATGAGCAATTCCACCCTCTCATTGAGGCTTTTGCGCGCTCGGCGTTCTTGGACTTGGCCACAACACCGCCCATTCTGGCGCAAAAGCTGGCCTTGCGGCCCTTGTCGGCGGCGGTCTTGGGGTTGGGCGCCGGGGCCTTCAGTTTGGAGCCTGTGGCGCGGTTGTAGCGGGCGCGGCCCTTGGCGGTGAGGCCAGCACCTTTAGAGACGGGTAGCTTTTCGCCCCGTCCTACTGACAATGACACGCCCTTGCGAGCCATTAGCTGCCCATCCAACTCGTTAAAACGCCAGACCGACCATACGACCGCCTCGGCTGCTTGTCAACGGTTGGCGTCCGGCTGCCGACAGGGTACGCGAAGGTCACCGCGATGGCGTCGGCAGCGTCGGGTGAGGCCAGCCCGCGTGCCTTCATCTCCTTCTTGCCCTCCAGAAAGATCGTCCCCTTGCTGTCCGGCTTCATCTTGGGCGACGTCAGGTCGGACTTCAGCAGCTTGTCCGCCGGTATCGACGCCGTCTTGAGCCAGTCACGCATGAGGCCCCACATCTCGGCCCGCTTGTTGCCGTACATGATGGGCTTCACTGACTTGTTCCCGAAGTTGACGCCCTTGATCTTGTAGCGCTGCTCCTTCAGACGGTCCACGACGCCGGCGCCCAGGCCCCCCTCGTCGATCACGACGAGTGCCGGGTTGTACTCCTCGATGGCCTCGATCACGCGCCCGACGATCTCCATCGTGTCGTCGCCCCTGTAGCGCTTGATGGCGTTCAGGTCGCGTCCCTGCCGGACGGCGATGACCGTCGCGTCCGCCCCGAACCGGGCCGGATCGACGCCGATGATGATAGGGGCGGTAGCGTCCTTGTAGCGCGGGCGCCCGAAGGCGTCGTCAACGAGATAAACGGGGATGAACTGGTCATCTCCAGCGCTCGGAAACTCACCGTAGACCTCGACGTGCGCCTGAACGCTGTCAGGACCGTACTCCTGGATGATCTGCTCATAGACTGCCTTGTCCGTTCCTTCGACCGACCGGGCGTCGACCACCTTGTTGCGCCAGAAGTCCCGCTTGGCGTTGAACGCCTCGTAGAAGTACCCGGTGTTACGGCGGGGGTTCGAGAATGCCAGCCAGAAGCGGTTGGGCGTGTTCTCCGTAAAGAAGCCCGCTGACACCGCCCAGATCGGATCCGCGATGCCGCTGGCCTCGTCGAAGATCAGCATCACGCCG